ATTGTAGTTTCATCTGCAACAGGTGCGACTACTGTTACTACTATCAATGGTACATAATAAATAGTTATGTGGGGGGGATTTACTTCCCCCTACATTTAATATAGAAATAAAATATGGCTGATAGTAAATTTGATATATGTAATAAAGCACTTGTCCTAGTAGGAGCAAATACAATCTCAAGTTTTACTCAGAATACTACTGAATCAAAAGTAGCAAACCAATTATACGAATCAACTTTAGAAAATTTATTAACAAGATGTAGATGGAGATTTGCATCTAAACAAGCACAACTAAGTAAAAATACAACTAATCCTGATGCTAGATATGATTCATCATATGCATTACCAAGTGATGCACATATAATTCATACAGTAACAGTAGGAGATGATATTATTAAATATGATAGATATGGACAAAATTTATTTACAAACACTACATCTAGTGATACTGTAATAGCGGATTATACCTTTCAACCTAGTGAAAGCATTTTTCCTCCCTACTTCAAACAGACGCTGGTTTTCGAACTGGCGTCTTTGTTTGCAGGTGCAATAGCAAGAAACGATCAACTATCTGAACTGTATCACAAAAGAGCAATAGCACAGATGGCAATAGCAAAAGCTACAGATGCACAAGCACAAACTACAAAAACAATAGACTTAAACAGATTTAGAAATATTAGAAATCATACTGCTTTGAGCGGAATTAGATAGGATGAACTATGGCAAGACAAAGGGTTCATCAAGCTAGTTTTTTACGAGGAGAACTTGACCCTACAATATTATCTCGTGTTGATTTATCTGCATACTCACAAGGTTTAAAAAAAGCTAGGAATGTAATTCCTATTAACCAAGGTGGTATTGAACGAAGAGGAGGTTCAGTAGCAAGAGCAGACCTTGGTGGCACAAGTAGATTAGAAGCATTTATATTTAATCAAGATCAAGAATATATCTTTGCTTTCCAAAACCAATCATTAAAAATTTATTCTACTAATGGAACTTTAGTAGCAACATTAACATCTTGTCCTTGGATAACAGCAGATATATTTGAAATGGATATGACGCAATCAGGCGATACAATGATAATTACACACCAAGATTTTGTACCACAAGTAATACAAAGAATAGGTGCAACATCATTTACAAGAACAGCTTTTGGTTTTGAAACAAGTGTAAATGGAGAAAAAACATATCAACCTTATTTTAAATTTGCAGATGATGATATTACATTAGATATTAATAATACATCTAAAGGTACTACTGGTGTAACATTAACTACTAATACAGCTTATTGGACATCAGCTTATGTTGGAATGATTGTAAGATATCATGGAACAGAAATACTTATAACAGGATATACTTCATCTACAGTAATAACAGGAACATTATTAGATGATGTATCTATAGAATTAGATGATGATCCTTTTAAAACTACACAAGGTTCAGGAACAGTAGAAGTTACTATGGTAGCACATGGATTTACAACTGGAGCTTCTATTACAATATCAGGTGCAGAAGATATATTTGATACAGATGGTAATGGTTTAGCACAAGGAAACTTGAATGGTACATTTACTATAACTGTTACTGATGATAATCATTTTACATATACTGCTGGATCATCTGATACTGCTAATGAATCTGTAGATGGTGGTGGTGTTAGAGTATTAATTACTGGTCATCCACCTACTAGAAACTGGGATGAACAAGTATTTTCTTCTGTTAATGGTTTTCCTAATACAGTTACATTCCATGAACAAAGATTATTCTTTGGTGGAGTAACAGCATTACCTGATGGAATACAAGCTAGTATGGTAGCAGACTTTTTTAACTTTGATGTAGGAGATGGAGAAGATTCTGATTCAGTACAAATACAAATAGCATCAGATCAAGTAAATGAAATAAGACATTTAATATCAGGCAAAGTATTACAGATACTTACAAGCACAGGAGAATTTTATTTAAAACCACAAGTATCTAAACCTATTACACCAACAGATATAAGAATAGTAAGTCAATCTAATCTTGGTTCTCAGTTAAAAGCTAAACCAAGAATCTTTGATAATGCTACAATCTTTATACAAAACAATGGTAAAACAGTTAGAGAGTTTTTATATAGTACTGCGGCAGAAGAATTTTCTTCTAATAGTATTTCTTTATTATCTAATCATTTAATATCTACACCAAATGATACAGCTAAATTAACTTCTATAGCTGATAGAACAGAACAGTTTTATTTTGTAGTTAATTCAGATGGTACTATAGGAATCTTTACTTCTCAAAGAAATGAAAAAATAGCAGGATGGATGCAATGGAATACAGATGGAGAATATGAATCTGTAGCTTGTACAACTAATGGAATATATACAGCAGTTAAAAGAACTATTAATGGTTCTCCTTATTATAGTTTAGAACAACAAGCATCAACAGCTTTTGATGTACCTACAGATTATACAGTAACCGCAACAGTATCAGGTTCTTATCAACCACATGGTGTACCAAAAGTAAATGGTGCTATTTCTAGTACAACTACAATGATAGCAGATGGATTTACTAATGCTCCTAGTCAAGGAGAAACATTCCAATTTGGAGGAACAGGAACTATTTATACAATACAATCTGCAACTGCTACTGGTAATAGTGGAGAATATACAATAGTAATTAATGCATCTGTTTCTCAATCAGATAACACAACCTTACAATTTGTTACTAGCAAAGTATTCTCAGGATTAACTACTCATGTAGGTAAAACTGTATTTGCAACTGCTGGATCAACTGAGGGTGGTGCTATTTATTATTATGGTAGTGGAGTAGTAGATGGAAGTGGAAATGTAACTATTGATACACCAACTACAGCTTGTGATATAGGATTAGATTATAGCATTGATTTAGAAACATTACCTATAGATGCAACCATTCAAGGTGGACAATTAACAGGATTACCAAGAAAAATAGGCAAGAGTGTTATAGAATTGTCTTCAACTTATAATGTACAAATAAATTCAAATGATGTAGTTCTAACAGAAACAACATTGAATACATCAAGTGGATTAACAAGTTTTACAGGAAAGAAAGAAGTGTACACATTAGGATATAGTTTAGAACCCAATTTAACAATTAGTCAATCAGCACCTTTGCCAGTTAGAATCTTAGGTATAACTTCGGAGATATATTATTAATGTGTAGTCCAGTTATATTTACAGCTATGGGAGCATCTGCTGGAACAGCATCTACATTAGCGGCAGTATCACAAATAGGTTTGATAGCAGGTGGTACTATGATGAGTATCAATGCACAGAAACAAGCTATGAGATATCAACAACAACAAGCTGAGTTTCAAGCTAAACAATATAAAGCTAAAGCTGATGCAGAATATATCCAAACAATGACAGAAGAAAATGAAAGAAAAAAGAAATATCTTTCTCAACTATCTACTAATAGGGCTATGTTAAGTACAATGAATATTACTACAGACTCAGCATCATCACGAGCATTCTTTAAAGCTAATAAAGAAGTAGTTAAAAAAGACATAGAGAAAATAAAATTAATGGGTAATGAAAAAAGATTAGCCGCATTATATGGAGTACAACAAGCAGACTTATCAGGTAGAGCGGCAGAAGCTAAATATCAATCAGGTAAATTAGCAACTGTTGGTAGATCATTAATGTCAGGATATCCAATAGCTAAAGAAAAAGGATGGGTATAGTATGGCATTAAAAAAAGAAACACAACAAGTTAGATATACAGAACAGATAGGTGTTAATAGAGGTGGTGGATTTGCGGCAATGGCAGATGCATCTATTACACAAGCTAATCAATTAAATAGTTTAGTAACTCAATTTGCTGATGTTGGATTAAAAGAACTTCAATCGTTTGGTAAAAAAATAGGAGAAGAAGCGGCAGAAAATTATGAGTTTGGAGAAAAAAAAGTAACTTACACAGATACAACAGGAGAACTTAAAGAACAATTTGTACCTACTAAAGTAGAAATGCCTAAACATTTGAATACTGTTACAGGTAAAGAAACTTTTGAAAAAGAAATATATAATAGATATCGAGATGAAGTATTTACTAATATAAAAAATATTATTTTAGAGGAAAGAACAACAGCAGAAGAAAATTACGATACACAACAAAACTTTTCTACAGTAGTAGATGCTAGATTAGAACCATTATTAAGTGAATTAGAACCTAAATTTAAAATAGTAGCACAAACATTTGCAGAAGAACAACATGGTATGCATGGTAGAATGGTTGCTACAAACTTCAGCAGACATAGAGAACAGATACTTGGTGTTCAATGGACTAATACTAAAAAAGTTGCAGTTGATTCTATTAACTCTCATTTATTTACTAATGGAGATAATAAAAAATCTTTAGAATTAATTAAAGACTTAGAAGAAAAAACAACAATAGCACAAGATAATAATGTAGTTGATGCAGAAGCTACAGGTTCTCAGTTTATTAAAGATCAATATATTAAAGCTAATACAATGAACTTATTTAAAGGTGTACATATAGATGATTTAGATAATGCATCTTCTATGGATATACAAAATGCTATTAATAATTATACAAAGATAGCTTCTCTAATACAAATAAGTGGACCAAATAAAATTACACTTACAATGGCTAATGGAGAAAAAAAAGTAATTAACAAATCAGATTTACAATCAAGAACACAAAATAACTTTGGTGTATTATCAGATATAAGAACAGCATTTAGCAATCAAGCTAATATGTTAAAGTCTATGCTTACACAAAAAACTACTGATACATCTATTACTTCTTTATATGCACATAATAAAAATCAAACAGCTATTGGTATGAATGCTAGTACAGGTAGTATGACTAAAAAAGAATACTCAGGTCATTTATTTAAAGGTGCTAGTTTTGAAAATATGATTAATG